GAGCATTGATAGCGTGGTGTGCAGTGCCTGTAACGACAGCCGCGTGACCAATGCGCCAGTGGTCTTGTTTCGCAGATCGGCGTAGACCTCTACGGTGTATTCTGTCGGCTGTGGTGGTGGCGGATTCGGGTCGTTCGGATCTATCGGTGTAATCCCACCAGGCACCGCCTGTTGCCAGAGCATCCACACGCCCGCATCGCTAGCCGCTGTCGAAAGGATGCGACCGTAGGCAAGTGCAGCAACCGGAGACGTGACAGTCCATCGGATTGAGCCGTCTGCATTCCAGCAGCGCAGCAAATATGTACCGACTCCGAATGTCGCGGATTGATGGCCAACGACTGCCACGGGTGCCACGCCGTCGATCACGTCGAACTCATCGAATGCCGGAGCATAGATGAAGGACTCGCTACCGACGTTGGTTCCCGTGGGATAAGCCACATCACACGAGAACGTTTCTTCCTGCTCAAGGTCAAGCGAATAACGCTTGATCGCCGTTACGTCGATATTGCCATCAACAATGCCAAGCAGATCGCCCGCCGCATTGCGTGCCGGTCTGTTGTAGTGAATCCAGAGATACTCGCCGCGCACCTTCGAGAATGGGCGAACTCCTGCATCGTAGACGTTGGCGAACTCATTCGCCCGCTCAGCCAGCACAGTCCCCGAGCCGTCCGCCAGATATCGGCGGATGTTGGCCAAGCCGGTGCAGCAGAATGGGACGAACAATTAACACCTCGCCGCGATGACTTCGCATCCATCAACCATCATGGCGACCATGATATTGCGGTTCGCCTGAATCGTGCCGAACATGTTGTAGGTCGTAATCTCTTCGCCGTTCGTGACCAGTTGCCCAAGGTCGTTTCGCACCAACACGTCGCATATCTGCGAGGTATCGACCGCGAACGTCGCCCGGGTGCGAGCACGAACAAGCTGGATCGGAGCGTCAGCGGGTTGCCGCCCGGATCGACCACGCGGCAACTCACGCTGACCCTCGATGCCAAGTGCCGCATTGATGACGCGGCTTGCATCCTCAAGAGACCCGAATCCGTAAATCGTCACGGGGCTTGATTCTCTTCCAACTCGATGAACGCGAACGGTCCCTGGGCACCGGTGCTGCTGCTCACCGCCATCGAGATCGACAGCACGTCATCGGCAGCAAAGCTGGTCACACTAAGAGTGCCCGCAGTGACTGCCCGGTCCGCCGTCGCGTTCGTGATTGTGACGACCGATGACAGCATCGTCACCCCGTTTTTCTTCAGGTCGAACGTGATGCTCGAAGACGTGCCCGTCTCGTTGAGCAGTGCCGCAAAGCCGCGAACGGTTCCGGCCTGAGACGCAACGTAAACGATCTCTTCGCGGGTCGTCGGCGTAGCACCGATGGCGAAGCCCAGATTGCTGCCGGGCTTATAAACGTGCTGCATCTTGTCAGCGTCGATAGCTGCACTCGACGCGATGCTCTCATTGACCACCACCCCCGCTTCGAGGGTAAACGTGCCGCCAGTCCACCGTGCGCCGGGCATGGTGCGTCCTTTCAGATCAGGGGGATGATGTTGTTAAACGGGAGAAGAGGGTAGACCTTGAAGTCATTGTACACAGCGTTCGTCCGGAGGGGCGGGACAAGCTTGTCTCCCTGCCCATTCATCAGCACGGGAGTCGTAACCACGCGATCCACGCCCGCGACTGTCTTCTCGGTAAATGGCTTGCGCTCCTGGCCATCCTTCTTTCGATAGCCGATGTCGAGCACCCTGAGAGGATGCCACTTCTGTGCGTTAAGTTCGATCTTGCATGTGAAGACGCGATACTCGAACTCGATGCCCGTGGCGATCTTCTCCCGCTTCAGCGACGACAGACCGATTCCAGAGAGGCGAGCGACGTATTGCGGCACCTGTAGACCGTCGATGCTGAAGTTGTCATTGTTGACCGCGTTCTCGTACTGCAACGCCCAGGACGGAATGCCGATGACGTTCTTCGAGATCGTGCAGACGAATCGAGACCGCTGAATCTCCACTGGCGGATCGTATGGATCGCCCGCACTGTTGACGATGGCATCCCCGTCGAGGTCTTGGTCTACCGCTTGCTGATAGAAGGTCGTGGACCATGCGAACTCAGCCCGACGCAGTAGCGGATTGGGTGCCTCCTGTGTGCTTAGCTGCAGCTCCGAAACAGGAGCCGCCGAATACGTCGCTGTCGCCACCCACACCAGCGGATTGTCGGTGTCCTGGTCGATATTGACCCGCCGACACAAGAACGCCGGGTTAGTCGGGTGTGTGTCGAGGTAGGGTCTCGGGAGAAGGTATTGCCCGTCGCTCCCCTGTGTGGAGTGCGCGTAATTCAGGATGACATTTTCATCGTCCTGGCGATTGTTCGTGATGACACGCCACTTGCGAGTCCCTCGCGACTCGGTGAGCAGGCCGAATTCGCCAGACTTGCCCGTTACCGCCTTGATGCTAACTACGCTCACTGCGGCACCTCCACTGGTTGCAGGTCAAGTTTCTCCTCGACCCGAGTCATCGAGCGTAGCAGTTCTTGGGCAGCCTCTAGCTGCTGCTTAGCGATCTGCAACTGTTGGGCCTGTGCATCCTTCGCGCCGACAGCCTGCGTGATCGCCGAGATTGCCGCTGCCGATCCCTGCGTCAATGCTCCCTGCGTTGTGCGGATCTGCTCCCCCTGCGGCTGCAACTGAGCGAGAGCCCGAGTTGCGGACTCCTCGTCGATGATGCCCCTCTTGAACTGATCGGCGATCTTCTGGACTTCCATCCGATAGCGTTCAGCGGGAGTACGGGTCTTGTTCCACATCTCCTCACGTTGTTTAATGCCCTCGGCGAAAGCCTTGTTGTCGTTCTCCAACTGCCTACGCTGTGCGTCCGCCTGTTGCTGTCTGACGCGAGCCAGGCGTTCCTCGGGACCGAGAGCAGCCATTGCCGCAGCGTTGTTGCCTTCGACCCCCTGCAATGCTTCGGCGAGTGCCAGGTTCTCCCTACGGGCCGCCTTCAGCTTGTCGATTTCGTCTTTCTGAGTGCGAAGAGCGTTGAACGTCTTTTCCTCGACCGAGACGGTGAATCCCTCTCGGACTTCACCACTCGGGCCAAACGCAGAAGCCAATGGCACCTCTCGCCGTCTGCCTGCTTCCTCGACGAATGCCCGAGCCGCCTGCCCGCCCGCTTCTTGGGCCAAGACGTTTTCTCTCAGCAGTGCATCCCGATACGCCTCTTGCCGAATTCGTAGCCGCTCCTCAATCAATCTGGCTTCAGTGACTGCGTTATCACGCTCCCTGGCGATCCGCTGAGCATTCCCCTCGCGGGCCAGGTCGTTGAGCTTCATTTCCCGATCATGCGCAGCCTGCAACGCGTCGAGGCGAGCATTCAGCGCCGTCTGTAGATCTTGCGTCCGCTGCGTCAGCGTGTTGGTGGCTTCCTCGGATCGGAGCAACGCCGGAATAAGAATTCCAGCCAATGCACCGCCGACCGATGTAACCGCCATTCCCATCGGGCCAAACGCAGCACCCAGCATCTGCACGTTATTCGCCACGCCACCAAACGCCCGAGCCGCAGCATTCGCCCCGCCCATCTGGAGGATGGACATGAAGTCTTGCAGGGCGAAGCCAGCCTGCTGGAAGACCTGGGGCGAAAATGCCTTCGTCATCGCAGCGTTAGTCTGCACAGCGACGACCTGCGCCTGCTGGGCACCCTGCGCGAAGCGGCTGCTATCCATCGAGAGATACGCCACCAGATCGCCTACGACGGCCATCTACACGCCCTCCGCGATTCTACGAGCATTTGCCCGCTGTTCGGCCTCGGTCTGCTCACGCTCAAGCTGGATGCCCGGAAGATGCTCTCCCGGTGTGACCTCGACTCCATGCGACGCAGCAAACATGCCCAAAAACGTCGCCAACTGGGAGACAAGACCGCGACAGCCGAGAGGTTCCGCCGCGTCGTATGCCATCCAGCCCTCGACCTGCTCGGGAGTGAGTTCTGCCGCCATCTTCGCCACATCCACGACCCCGAGAGCCGCCGCCAAGCGGTAAAGGAACATCTCCCGAGGTCGCCGGATCAGTTTTTTGCCTCAGTCTCCACCTTCACGGTCGCCGAAAACCCCACATGGTCCCAGCACGCGTCGTAAAGGAATGCCGAGTCGGCGGAATCCATGTTTTCGAGGATGATCCGCTCGTCCCCGGGCTTCAAGAGTGGCTTTCCATCCGAATCGACCACGCAAAGACAGATCAATCGGGCCTTGCCATCCTCCAAACGCCCAGGCAACAGCTTACCATCGCGCCCGAACCGCGAGTTTTCGTAGGTCGTGCGCTCCAATTCGGTCAGAGACTGCAATCGGACAGTCTCGCCAGTGGTCGGCAGCGTCACTTCGCGGTGTCGTCGCTGTGCAGGTCGCAGAAATGTTTCCCTGGTTGCCAGTGTCATCGTTACTCCTCGTGGTGAATCAGCCCGTAAGCCTGTGCCAGTCGCAACATGTGCCGCCCGTGGGCTGTTTCCGGGTCGGCATTCCTCGCTTCATCCGCGATTCTGTCCATCGCGTCGGGCCGCTTCTGTGTGTCGGCCTCGTAGGCTGCGTGGCATTCCTCGTCTGCTGGCTCTGCGTATGGCGGATTCGCTCCGAACTGCCAACAGCACAGCATCCACGCGTTACGGTCCTCGATGACGGTACCGACTGGCAACATGACGTGGTAATCATCCACGCCACATGCCGCGATGTACGGGGCATTCTTGTCGCCCACAACGACACCGGAAGGCATCTCCCACCGAACCGGACTCGGCGAGATGTCGTACTTGACATTATGGGCCAGTGCGGGCCGGATCAGTCGACATTTCATGTGGGGAACGTCGTCGAGCCAGTGATACGGAACCCTGCGTCAAACTGCAACGGGTTCCCCTCGCTGGAGTTGGCCTTGAATGACTCACAGAACGCGGTAAACGTCCACGACGATGCGCCAGTGTCTGGCCATGCAATCGACGCAGCACGCGACGTGATGGCGGTATGGTCGGCCGTCAACGCCTTGTGAGTCGAGGCAGCCGGATCAAAGAAGCCCGAGATTTTGGGCTGGCCGAATTCGATGAAGCCGGTCCCGATGTATTCGTCACCGACCGAGGAATCCAGTGCCGTGACCTTGGTCATTCCGGCCTTCGACTCGCCCGATTCAATGCTTCGGACCTGGGCAATCGTCGTCAGGACAGACGAAATGGTCCACTTGAACGCTGTGCCCTTGGACGCGATCTTTGCCATTACGGCGTCTCCGTGTAATGCACGAGGTAGATGAGGTCAACATGGTAAAAGCCATCGTCGCTATCGTCGCCGTATGGCACGAACTCGACTTCCCGGGACTGCAACTCTGCCCCCTGGATCTCGATGCCCGAGACAGTCCCTTCGTAGCCCGCCAGCCCCGAGGGACTCCCGCTGCTGTTGTTGCCGTTGATCGCTACCGCCAGATTTCGAGCAGTTGCCAGCGACTCGGCGAGCGACACAATTCGGATGCGACAATCGACCAGCCCCCCCTGATACTCGATGTCGTTATTGATCGTCTCCGACTCGACCTGCAATACGACAGCCGGGAGCTTGTCCTGTTGGGCCAGCTTGTACGGTCGCACTGTAGACGTGATCGCAGTGACCGCCGTCTGTGCCAGGAGTCGCGTGCGCAGCGAGTCTTCAATTGCCATCAAGCACCCCCGCAGTTTCCATCGCTCCGGGGATTCCCTTGGAGTCCAGATTGGACAGTGACTTTCGTGCCACGTCGATCATGCGTTGCGTAACAGACGATTGGCCGAAACTTTGCACAAAGCCGCCGAACTTCTCTTTACGGATCATGCCCGTATAGCGTCCAGCTTTCGTGTATCGCTTCTTGGTCCCCATTGCGAACCAGTGAAGATTGGCGGAACTGATGCCGACACCCTTCCGCAACTTCTTCCGACCAGCTTTGCCTTTGCCAATCGCTCGCGGGCCAGTCATCTTTGCCACCTCGCGGAATGCTCTCCCGACAGCAACGCCTGTCTTCCCCTCTGTCTTGTGCTTGCGAGTTGCCCGCTTGAGTCGCCAGCCAATGCCCTTATCCGCTGTTCGTGGGCGAATGGTCGTCTTGATGTGACGACGAATGTTCGATGCTGCCTTGCGGAGTCCGGCACTGATGCACAGACGAGCGACCTTGTTCGCGTGGATCGTGTGCATGTAAGACAAGGCATGATCCAACTCGGCAACGCCAGTGAGCACCACTTTCGGCTGAATCATGGCAGCGACTCCGTAGCCAGGATTCGCAGTGCCTTACGGTTGCCGTCTTGGTCGATGATCGCCCCAATGTTCAGGATCCGCGTTCCGATCTTCGCACGCCACAGCGATGGCACAGCCGCTGCCAGTTCCGGCGTGTAGTCGCAGTTCAGAACGTGGGAGATGTCCGCGCTAAGCTGGATGAACAAGAACGATTCCCGCCCGCCGCGTGCCTGAAGCGAGACCCAGCGGAAGAACTGTGTAGACCACGAGTCCACAGACTGCCCGTCTGTGTTCGTCGTCGGTGTGTTCTTCTGGAACTCGACGCGGGTCGTGCGATTGCCCGCAGTCATCGCGACCTGCTTAGGCATAGTCCCCCCACTTGAGGCGACCGACCAAAGCGTCGTAGGACAGCTTCACATCGTGGGTCACGTTGTCGGCGACAGCTTCGCCGTACCGATACCAGTGGCTCGCCAAGAGTCGCACAGCCTGCTTCGCGTCCTCGGGCACAGCCGACGCAGCACCGTAGCCCACGACTGCGGTGAGCTCGACCGCGTTGAATCGCTCGTAGGTCGTCGGCCAGGTCTTGCCAAACGCGGGCCGGATAAGGGCAGGCTCCGCGTAAATGTCGCTCTCGTACTCGGTCTGTGCGAGAGTCTGTTGTACGTTGAGTGAATCGTAATAGGTGATCGACGTGATGCCCTGCACCGGTGCGACTGGCAGCACGATATACGTCGGCAAGAAATCCATCGACACAACGACGGTCTGCGTGCAGAACGCCCGCCGCGTGTCCTTCTCTAACATGATCCGCGCCGCAGTCAGATACGACTGGAGCTTCGAGTCCTCGAAGCCCGAGTCGATCCGGGCATGCAACTTGAGATCCTCCACCGAAACCGGCTCGACCACTGGGCCAACAGACACACGCCAAGCGTGCCTGACGCTATCCATTGAGACCAGTGGTTGAGCTCGATTCCAGGGCATCGCTACTTCCCTCGGCTACGACGCCGCTCC